CAAGGGATAGACCAATGGTATACATCGTTGTATGTGTTGTTGTTGTTTTGATGATCTACTACCATTACCATTACTAAATGGTACGACGAGAGAAGAGGGTGCGTAATGGTACGACGAGAGAAGAGCGTGTGTACATTGATCAATACCGATCGTAATGTGTGCATGTGTCATATCATGTCATGGGCAAGGCCCAAAAATAAAGTTAAAAAAATGCTGTATGGGGGTTTACATATATAGGCCCCTACATTAATATAATAAACACGGCCCCAATACTGGGGCTGGCAAACTGCCTAAATAATAGGCACCATTTTAAAGGGTTATAAAAAATGGCACAAGTACAAGCAACTACACCAACTACACAGGCACCCGTATTAAACGTAGGGGCAGTTTTAAAAACACCACTAATACACGCACACGGCCCCAACTACATTGCCTACCATAACTGGCTTACGCTTAATGCAAATGCAAAACCAGCCAACGTGCAAATTATACCAAACGCCGGTGTTAACATTAATACTATTAATTTTGGCTTACGGGGCGGGCCAGCTTGTAAAACAATGGGCGGTTACATGGTGGGCGCAACGCCCGCCACTACGCCCACTGGTTTAAAAAGTGTGTATGGTGTACGCGCTACCATGTTATACCACGCGCTAAACGCGCCAATTAATTTGCACACTTGGCTAAATGCCGCCTTAAATTGTGGCAACAAGCCTAGCGCGTGGGCCAACCCGCACAAAATGGGCATACCAACGGGTGCCCAAATTTACGGCAAGCCCAACGTTTTATTAGCAATGCTTAATGGTGGCTTTACACCTAAAAGCCCAACGTGGGGCCATAGCCTAATTAGCCTTAAAGTTGTTGGGCAAACCGTACCACCTAAAACAAAAAGCCCTGCTAAAAAGTAGCATGGCGGGTGCGGTTAACCCCGCACCCTTTTTTATAAGGTACCCCGTATTTAGGGTGTGGCAAAACTGGCATGGTTTTTGCCGCACCCCCCTTTTGGGTAAAGGGTGGGTTTCGACGCACACTTTACCCTGTTCCGAGCATTTCAACATGTTCCAAAAACATTTTACAAAAAGTCAACTATGAGGAACCCTAAACAGTTGACCTACCCCCCTTTATGGTTGTTATTGATTATAGGTTCATTGTGTTTGAAAAATTATCGATATATAAGAAATTATTGAATATTGAGGAGAGATGGTTTGTTAGTTGAAAATGGTTTTGAAATTTGTGAAAAGTGTGGTTGTGAAAAGAACCCTTTGGGAAACCATTATGTTGGAGGACATTTGCAGTGTGCTTGTGGAAAGAATGTAGATGAGTGTTGCCAAGGAGAGGTTGCTAATGAGTTGAATGATTAGTTTATGATGGATAGTGGTTTAGAGTATGTTCCTGAGGAGCATTTAAAAAAGTTTGCTACGTTATTGGATCGTGCGAGTTTTTTGGGTAAAGCTGAAGCTGCGCAGAATGATTTTATGACGTATTGTAAAATGGTTTGGCCTGAGTTTGTGAATGGACGCCACCATGGAATAATGGCTGAGAAGTTTAATCGTTTGGCTACGGGTGATTTAAAGCGTTTAATTGTGAATATGCCCCCCCGACATACGAAGAGTGAGTTTGGAAGTTACTTGTTGCCTTCGTGGTTGATGGGTAAGCGGCCTACGTTGAAGATAATGCAGACTACGCATACTGCGGAGTTGGCGTTTAGGTTTGGACGTAAGACGAGAAACCTTATGAATTCGCAGGATTACCGTGGAATATTTGATGTTGAGTTGCGAGCGGATAGCCAAGCTGCTGGACGATGGGAAACGTCTAAGGGTGGGGAATATTTTGCGGCTGGCGTTGGTGGAGCGGTGACGGGCCGTGGTGCGGATTTGTTAATTATTGATGACCCGCATTCCGAGCAAGATGCTTTATCCCCTACTGCTTTGGAACATGCGTATGAGTGGTATACTTCTGGACCCCGTCAGCGGTTACAGCCTGGAGGGAGTATTGTAATTATAATGACTCGTTGGGCAGAGAACGATTTGACGGGTAAATTGTTGCGTCAGCAAGCGCGGGATGTATTGGCTGATAAGTGGGAGGTTGTGGAGTTTCCTGCTTTGATGCCCGAGACGAATAAGCCGTTGTGGCCTGAGTATTGGAAGAAAGAGGATTTGCTTGCGGTAAAGGGAAGTTTGTCTGTAGGTAAGTGGGAAGCGCAGTGGCAACAAAACCCGACGAGTGAGGGAGCCGCGATACTTAAACGTGAGTGGTGGCAGGAGTGGAAGAAAGAGGATTTGCCTAATTTGGATTATGTGATGCAGTCTTATGATACAGCGTATAGTAAGAAGGAGTCTGCAGATTATAGTGCTATAACAACGTGGGGAGTTTTTTATCCATATGATGGTGCTCCTGCGAATATTATTTTAGTTGATGCGCAGAGAGGCAGATGGGATTTTCCGGACTTGCGTCGTAAGGCATTAGAGGAGTATAAGTATTGGGACCCCGAGTGTGTGTTAATTGAGGCGAAAGCTTCGGGTATGCCATTGACTCAAGAACTGCGGAATATGGGTATTCCAGTGCAGAATTATAGTCCGTCGAGAGGAAATGATAAACATACCAGAGTGAATTCTATTGCACCATTGCTAGAATCAGCATTAGTATGGGCACCAGATACTCGGTGGGCAGAAGAAGTTATTGAAGAGTGTGCGGCGTTTCCTGCTGGAGAGCATGATGATTATGTTGATACAGTGACGCAAGCGTTAAGAAGATTTAGAGAGGGCGGTTTTATTCAACATCCTGAAGATTATGAGGATGAAGAGTCTGCCCCTAGGATAAGGAGTTACTATTAATGGCATTGTCTCCTAAGGTAAATAATGTAGATCGGGCGTTGATACAGGCTCCAGTAGAAGATATGAGTTTTGAAGAAGAGGATCTACAGGCCCAACAGGATGCGTTTTTTGATGGCGAGGTTGAAATTGTAGAAGATGAAGATGGTGGGATAGAAATAACCACGGGTATTGATGAAGATGTTTTTGGTGCAGAGCCAGAAAATTTTTATGACAATTTAGCAGAAAATTTAAAAGATAGTTCTTTAACCGAAGTGGCTAGTTATATTACTTCTTCTGTTGAGGAAGATAAAAACAGCCGTAGCGATTGGGAAGATACTTATGTAAAGGGTTTAGATTTACTGGGTATGCGGTATGAACCTCGCACGGAGCCGTTTGAAGGTGCAACTGGTGTTATCCACCCATTACTGAACGAGGCTATTACACAGTTTCAAGCATCTGCGTATAAAGAGATGTTGCCAAGTGGAGGCCCTGTCCGCGCGAATATTATTGGTAAGCCTACCCCTGAGATTGAGCAACAAGCCCAACGTGTACAAGAGTATATGAATTACCAGATTATGTATGAAATGCAGGAGTACGAGCCTGAGTTTGACCAAATGCTTTATTACTTAGGTTTGGCAGGAAGTGCGTTTAAAAAGGTTTACCGTGATGAAATATTGGGTAGACCAGTAAGTAAGTTTGTTCCTGCGGAAGAAGTAGTTGTCCCGTACATTGCTACGGATTTACAATCGGCAGAACGTATTACCCATGTTATAAAAATCTCACAAAATGAGTTGAAAAAGCTACAACTTTCTGGTTTTTACATGGATATGGAAGGTGAAAACAATGCTTCATCTTCTACAGATGAAGTACAAACGGCATATGATGATATAGAAGGTATAAGCCCTACATATAATGATGAACAGTTTACCTTGTACGAATGTCATTGTTTCTTAGATATAGAAGAGTACTCAGATAAAGATGAAAGTGGTGAAGAAACAGGATTAAAACTGCCATATATAGTAACTGTATGTAAAGATACGGGCGATGTATTGTCAATTAGGCGTAATTACCTACAAGAAGACGCTAATAAAGATAAAATTCAACATTTTGTACAGTATAAATTTACTCCAGGATTAGGTTTTTATGGTTTTGGGCTGATACATCTGCTTGGAAATTTATCTCGTACGGCAACGGCTAATTTACGACAGTTAATTGATGCTGGAACGTTGGCAAATATGCCAGCAGGGTTTAAAGCTCGCGGTTTGCGGATTGCAGATGAGCAAAACCCATTAAGTCCAGGAGAATTTAGGGATGTTGATGTTCCAGGAGGTGATTTAAAAGCCTCTTTGATGCCCTTACCGTACAAAGAGCCGAGTGCTACCCTGTTTCAGCTGATGGGTTTTGTTGTTGATGCCGCGCAACGCTTTATTGGTACGACGGATATGGGTGTTGGCAATGGTGGCAACCAAGAAATGCCTGTTGGAACAACTATTGCTCTACTTGAGCGGGTAGTCGTATTGTTTCTGCGGTACATAAACGGTTACATGCGTCATTAAAGCATGAATTGAAAATGTTAGGAGTGCTTTTTGCCCAAGACCCACGGCCTTACCCTTATGATGTAGGTGTAGAGGGGCAAATAAAGAGCCAAGATTTTGATGGTAGGATAGATATACTACCTGTAAGCGATCCGAACATCTTTAGTATGTCACAAAGGGTTATTTTAGCTCAAGAGCAGTTAAAATTAGCTGTAGCGGCCCCCGATATGCACAATTTGTACGAAGCGTATCGTCGTGTGTATGAAGCGTTAGGTGTGAACAATATAGAGCAAATGTTAAAACCCGAACCGCAACAAGTGCCTATGGATCCTGCTATGGAAAACATAGAAACAAGTAATGCGGCTAATGGACAAGGTACATTACAGGCGTTCCCAGAACAAGATCATGATTCGCATATTGCGGTGCATTTAGCTTACATGAATAGTAAGGTTGCCCAAATGCAACCGCCTGTAATGATATTACTTGAAAAACATATATACGAGCATTTAGGTTTAAAGGCTAAAGTAGCTGTTCAACAGCAAATGCAGGGACAACAAGTACCGCCAGAGCAACAAGAAGCTATGGTTGCCAAAATGCAAGCACAGTTATTTACTCAATTCCAACAAGCACAACCTCCTGCACCAGACCAAGACCCCTTAGTACAAATAAAACAGCAAGAGTTGCAGTTGCGTGAACAAGAAATGGTAGCAGACCAGCAAACAGACCAAAGAAAACTACAGCTTGACCAACAAAGGCAACAGCAACAGTTCCAGTTAGGCCAAGATAGGATTAACAGTACAGAAGATATTGCTCAAATGAGAGCAAGGATTGCACAACAGAAAAATGCTAACACTAGAGGTTGATAGGTAATGTCCTATCTTATTAGTAACATCCCACACTTTAATTGTTGGGTGCGTAGAGAATTTACTTGCAACCATACCAATTATCATGGTGAGTTTCTTCATGCTATTGCTATTGCTGTAAATACAATACCTGATAGGTCGTTAAGTTTTCAGGTTGTATTTACAGGTTGTGAAGAGCTAGAAGGTAATGATATGGGTCAAAACTTACATGGTGGAGCTATGTGGGCAAGGATGCCAATAGAAGGTTTAGTTGCCGATATTCCTGTGCAAGAGTGGCCTGAACCAATGTTAGACCATTTGTGTCAACCTTGGGATTGTGAGTCTAGAGACCATAGTGTAATAACAATGGATAGGGTTAGTTCTTCCCCTTGGCTTTGTAAAATAGATGGTGAATTTTATACAGGTAAGTATATGTTTACAGTAGATTACACAGGAAACGATATAGCAGATGACTCTGCACAACATAAACAATCTCATGTAATATATTTAACAGATGCAGGTAGCTGGACAGGTAATTTTGTAGCTTTACCAAATAATAGAGTGCGAGCTACAAGCCCTGCTTTATGGAGAACAGGTGAAGGTGCGCCAGATTTTGCTCCTTCGCAATGGGTACATTCTGCAGAGGGGCATGAATCTTACTTAGACCCTATGACCACCTTTAATAATTTATATTCAGAAGGTAAAAAGAAAAAAACAACATAAGGAGTCAAATAAATGCCTCATTATACTAAACCCCTTAAAAAGGTTATTAAGGGATTAAACAAGGCGTCTAAATTACATAAGGGTCAAGCAAAAACCTTAACAAAAGTTTTGAAAGACCAGAAAAAAGGATATAGTAAGGGGAAAAGAGGATGACACCTATAAAAGATATAGATGGTGATGGTAACATCGATGCTGATGATATCGTTTTACAA